CGATACAATTGTTTAATATCAATTTCATAACTATTCGGTTGATCATCTTGATTAAGAAAATCGTAATAGTATTCAAGAAATTTAACTAAATCAGGATAGTCAGAAGTAAAGTATTCGGGTAAAACCTCTCGTACTTTACGTCTACTTAAATTTAAATCTCTTCTATTATTATCGCTTAACTTATGTGCCATATTACAATGTCAATCTTGTTTCTTGATAATCAATTTGTGCTGTTGTCACTGATCGATCGAGATCAAAATCAAGTATATAGTTTCTTAATGGACGTACTGTACTTTGATTTGATGGCGTGCATGATATTTTTAACTCTGTAGATCCTTCAATTGATTGAGGATTGAATCCAACAATGTTCACTACTCCAGTTCCATCATCATATGATCCAATGTTATCGAGTAAAACATTTCCATCTACATCAGCAATCTCAAGTTTATTTGAATTCAAAGCATTTCGAATAGTACATACACTGTCATTAAAAATAAATCGAGTCGAGGTGACTCTTCTAAACACATCATCAGGAGATGCTAAAGATACAGGAAAAGTAAGCTTATACGTTCGAGCAGAACCAGTTGTCGGTGTAAATCTTTGTTGTATTTTAACATCCATCCGTGAATTCAGTATAGCAATATCTAAATCATCGATGATTGCTAATAACTGAGATCTTCGAAATACTTTATTAAATCGTTTTAAATTATTAGTAATATATGATTGAATAGTCGACTCAATTAAAATTTCGACTGCTCTTGGTGTAGAATTTGTTAAATCAGGATCCAAATTAAAGAATGTAGATAATTCAAGAAATGTTGTAGTCGATTCTGCAAAAAGAGTATCGATTGACATAATTGATAAATTACTAGTAATATTGTCAACTATCTCATCTTTAATCGTAGCTTGAGTTGATGCACCTATTGTGCTTTTAAAGTTAATCGCTACATAAACAGCACCAAATTTTGGAGGATCATTGTCAGCTCCACCCCATGCAACTACGTCATTCATATAATTACTATACTTTGCAAGAATACGAGCACGATAATCTTCGGCTGTTACTAATCTTTGTTGAGTCGCAAATCCAAGAGGTGCATTTCTACGAATTGAATCAAGTGATTCTTTAAAAGCACCACCAGCAGACTCAGAAACGGTTGTTGCTACAATAGGATAGTTTCCATATCCTGCGACTGAAAGTTCGGCTGATGGTGTAAAAGTTGTTGCACCATTTGCAGCTCCAGCTTTTGTTGACAAGTATGTAACAACTATTTTATTTCCAGCACTTGGAGTTTTTCCTGTTGTTACGCCGTCACCAAATAATAATTCATAATATCCATTCGGTACTTCTTTGATTTGGAAAAGAGTAGATGTTGTTTCGATTGAAACTGCATCTCTTAAATTAGTATAAGATTCGTATGAGCTACTCGAAGATGTTTCATACACTTTAACATCAAGAGAGTTTGTGTCTGCTGTAATATCAGTCAGTACATAGATTTGTTCATCTTCTGTTTCACCGACAAAGAATGTCTTTGTTTTTTGAGTACCTTCATATAGAGGTATTGATGTACTTCCGGTATCACTAATAAAAGAATATATTCCATTTCCATCGTCATTTGCATTATACGCTTCAAGTGTTTGAAAGGTGTATGATATACCATCTACCGAAGAAGTAAAGGTTGTAAGACGAGGTAATCTAATTGTCGCTGGCCTGACTGAATCAGTTATAACTACTTGCAGATTAAGCAAAGCTGTTGATGCAGCGTAAGATCTTGGAACGTATCCAAGAGCTTCGGCATGAGATACGACCGAAGATCTTAGTTGTGATGTATTTAAAAATGATTCGTTAAGAGCAAAGTTTGCTGTTAAACCATTAAAGTGTGTATTATATGCTAGAACATCGAGAATGTTTGATAAACCCGATGCTTCAAAATTATAATCTGCAAACTCGTCTTTTGATCTTAAATAATCTTTTAATCGACTTTTTATTGTATCAAAATCGAGATCAGTTGATTTGATAGTGGTTGCCATATTATCTCAACCTCGTAATTGTTAGATCTACTGTAAATTCTTCGAATGTGTTAAGTACTTGAAATGTTACTGTTACGTTTGCTGAATGGTATTCGCCATTTATATTTGCAACTACATCTAAAACTCGAGCTCTTGGCTCATACTTAGCGACTTCTCTTTCTATTTCTTCTTTTATTTCATCGGCATCAAATTCTGTATCGAGTGAGAATAAAAACGCTGATAAGTTTCCTCCATAAGATGGAAGAAATGGTTTTTCTCTGCGATTAGTAAGAAGAAGATTCTTAACTGATTGTTTAACTGCAGCCGCGTCTGTCTTCTTGTAAATGTCACCAGAAGGACGCTTAGCAAAAGTAAGGTCTATATCCTTATAAGTTCTTTCTCTTTTTGCGGTAATTGGTTTAACACTTAAATTACCGTCTTCAATTGCAAAAGCTCGAGTGGCCATGTTCTTCCTCTAATCTTAATAGATCTATTTATACCTTAATTTCGACTAATTCGTTTGTACTTTGAACATAGTTATTAAATCGAGTTTCAAGTGTATTAATAAAATTAACTTGCCAAGGATCAGAGATCAACGGCATGATAAGAATAATTTGAGCATTTAAGCTTCCGTTTGGATTGTAAGTATCATAATCGAGTATAAGCTTTTCAAATTGTAAATTATCTTTCCAAAAAACCGCAAGATCAAATGTTTCTTCAACTGCATTTTGTCCTTCGCTATTAATTAATTCATACACAACTGCTCTCCCCGAAGTCATAAGATCATTGATACTACCGGGACGTAAGGTTTCGTTATCACCTCTTTTATAAAGTCCTTCAGCTACAATTAATCGATAGTCTTCAAACTCTGCGTCATTTGTTGAGATAGTTAGTATCGCTTGTCCATGCAAATATAACTGTTTTGCTATTCTTTTCTTTTCAAATTCAGTCGGTATGTGATTCAGCGTAACTTGATCTCCATATCCTCCTATGAATTTAGCGATTGTTATTCCTTTTGCAAGTTTTGTTCTTGCAGTAATTGTAGTTTGAAATTCAGGATTATACGCCGGATCGGGTAAATAATTTGCCATTATGTAAACCTTTGTAATTGTGCAGGATTATTATTTCCAATTATTTTTCTATTTCTTTTAGGAGTAGTTTCTGGTCCTATGATTCTGCCTGTTTGAGGAGGTATTGCATTAATATAAGTCGCAGATAATATGCCTTCTGATATGACTGTACCAATAAACTTTTTGTTTGCGATTGTAAGAGGATCGCGTAATTTAGATCTGACTTCAGCAGTCGTTAATTTACGAGATGATACTCCTCCATAATCGACTGATTTATCAATTTGATTTTTAATTACATCACCGGGATCAATTGATATTTGTCTTACACCAAGATTAGAATTATTAAGATAATCGTCTATGATTGCAGTTGTAGGTTCGACTGTATTTTTATTTGTAGCTTCGGTCGTATCATCTGTTATTGAGCCACCACTTCCACCTGCACCTAAAGCACCAGCAGTCCCAGCTCTACCAGCTTGTGTAGCTTGTGATGCTGTACCATCTAGATCACCATGAAATGTTGTTGCATACATTGCAGTGGCATGAGTAGATGTTGTATTAACACGATCAACATGTGCAGTCTTACCATAGTATACGATCTCATCACCACCCATAGTACCACTGTCGCCTATTGCAGTTAAACTACTCGCCGCAATATTAATATTCGGCGATGACATACTCGCTGTGTCTTTTGCGGTCAATATCATATCACCACCAGATAATTGCTCTATATTTCCTTCTACATAATTTCTTAATAATCCTTTTGTGATTGTATTGCGATCACCGAGTATTGTTTCTGTTTGTGCACCAAGAATATATTCAGAACGATTTTTCTTGACAGTAGTTTGCATATTACGTTCGACTGTTTGCTTATATGCACCACGTATATTTTCTACATGATCACCAGATGTAATAACATTAAAATCTCCACCGACTTTTAAATCAAAATCACCAGTTACATTAAGAGATAAGTTACCATTATAAGATATTTCACCGTCACCTTCGACTATAACTTTTTCATCTCCACCAGTTATCTTAACAGTGTTATTTGTAGAACTCATTATCATCGTTCCGTCTGGTCTCATCTCAACACCAGTTCCAGTCTTATGACGAATCATGATTCTTTCTGCACCTGGTGTATCATCAATCTCAATTGCATGACCCGATAGAGTTTCTTTGACTTGATTATACGGATACTTTGAAGGAAGTAATTTTGGCAAATCTAGATCTATCGAAAAGTCTCCGCCGCCCAGATATACTCTACGCTTAAATCCACCGTAAGATGCTTTATTGAGTGATGATGAATTATAATAATTTGAATACGGAAATGCATTTGTAGCATCATCAAACGTATCTTTCTTTGCAGTGCCCGATGTTTCAAATGCTCCTTTGAATTCGCCCGTTCTTACTGCGTTGACATTATCGTCATCAAACGTTTCTTTTGCCATTTACTTTACCCAGTCTTTAAGTTGTTCATTATATTTGTATCCGTTATCAGCCAAATCTTTTCTCAATTTAAATAAATCTTCTTCTGATCCTGCAAGTTTAGTTTTTAAAGTTGTAAGTTCTGTTTGTAGTTCGTTTGATACAGTTCTTGTTAATTGACCGATATCATTTTCTTTTTGTAACAGTTCTTTTTTATTTCTAAAATTTTGCTCGAGTGCAACAGCACGTGCAGTCAATACTTGTACTAATTGATTATCAGTAGGAGGCAATGGCTCTCCAGATCTTTCACTGACCGGTGTAGTAATAGTCGATTCAATCTCTGGTACTTTAAAGAATGACTCTTCCTTTGCAACTGTTCTTGATGGAGATTCTACATATGTAGGAATAGTCGTTGCAATCTCTTCGCTTGAAGATACTCTTGTGACTGAAACGTTTTTCTTTTTGTATTTTGATGAGATGTATGTAGAAACATCAAAGCCAGGACTTCTTGCACCGGTATCGACTATCTCATTAAATCCGTATACAGCAGCACCAGGAACAGCTTTATAGAAAGATTCAAGGAATGCATCAAAGGCTCTCCACTGCGCTGGTAAAATAGAATTTTCTGATAAGCGTGCAGAAGGATCGTGCAAGTCACCATCCCAACCAGCAATAAATCCTACGTGCACCGAATGATTTGCTAAGTTTGCATCATTTGTCTTAGTTCTTAAGTTAAGCGGTCTTCCTCTTTGTATGACGCCATCTCTCCTTATAACGTAATGATAAGTAATACCCGCAATCTGATTTCCTATTTCTGCTTCAGCTAAAAGAGATGCAAGAGATACAGCAGCAGTTTGTTGTCTTACATGTTCTTTATGCAAATCTTCGGCTGTATAGTTTTGATTTGTATATGTTTCAGACCATCGAATCACTGCAGTAGTAATATCACGTGATGCTGATCTTAATTCTTTTTCGAGTTCCTCATAGCCGCCTATTTCTTTAAATTGATAATTGGCGGGTGTAGGATATGTAAATATTGATTCATCATTTCCAATAACAAGCGGAGGCTTAGAGTTTTTAACATTAGCAGGAAGTGGTATATCTTCGGCTATCACTGATCGCAAATTTGTCGATCCATCGGCATCAACAATGTTTGGTGGCAATACTTCTGGTATTGCTGCATTGATCGGAAGACTCGAAACAACTTCTCCTAATGATTGTTGTGGAACTTTATCGAGTATATTTCCAGTGACTGCACCGAGTATGTTTCCAAACGGCAATCCTAATGATCCAAAAGATTGTGTAGCACCAAGAGGATTTTTTAAATTCTGCATTGTTTTCTTTGATATTTTTTCAGCATCAGCTGTAAGAGTATTACCTATATCTTCTTCGATCGCATCTTCGATGAGAGTGGGTTCTGCTGACACTTCTTTTAATGCGGCATTTGCTTGAGTTAGAGTAGCACCTAAAACATTTACGAGTGTTTCTTTTAATCCATTTGGATTTCCAGACGCGATCACAGCATTCAATAGTCCATCTGACATTGATTTACCAGTAAGCGTAGATAATGCAGAAGATTGCGTCGAAGTTTTTTTGACAGTAATGCCCGGCACATCATCACCGAGTATTGATACTATTGGCTCATCTGTTTTTCCAATTGTTTCATTAACTGCAGCAGTCAAAGAAGTAAATCCACCTTTTAACACACCGACCGCAGTTCCAAGTGTACTTCCTTCCTTTGCAGCTCTTTTGTCTTTTGCTACATCTGCTAAAGCTTTTAGAGATCCACTTGAATTTTTTACAAGTAAACTTTGTATATTACTCGATAAATTTGAATTTAAAATACTCATGCTATTACGAACCTATCAAAAATTTGTTTAGCTTTAGTTATTCGATCATTAGTACTTCCTTCTCGAGGACGCTCGTACTGTTTCTCAAATATGATTGATGCATTTTCTACATTTGCAGCATCCTTTAAATCGCCGTATTCTTCAGACACTCTTAAATAGCTGTATTCATCGAGTTCATGTTTTAAGAAATTTAATTGACCATATAGACTATCAAACTTTAAATTATTCACATTGCAATATTCAATTAATCTTTGCTTACGATTGCCAGCTACTTTTGCTGGATTCCATTGTGCAATACCAAAAGAATCTTCTCCTTTGACTTTTGAAACAATCTTAGGATCTAATCCTGATTCGTGTAAAAGATTTCCTACAATACCCGCAGCTTGTTTTTCGGTGTATGCATGTATTTCACTTGATATCAAATATAGAAAAGCTTTTTCTTCATTTGATTCTCCGGGTAAGACGATTTCTTCTTCAGTAATCGGAGTCGGATTTCTTTCATATTTTGGTATTGAACCGAGTATAAGAGGAAGCTGTGAATTCTTTCCATCAAGAAATATGCCAAACACTTGTGCTTGTTCTCTTAAATTAGGTGTAGTACCTAAACCAGAACTACCGTCTTCAGTGACTGGTATTAGTACTTGAGCCCAAGGCAGATCATAGTCTGCTATTTCTCGAGAATCATGTATTCCGCGTATCCTCACGCGCACGCGTCCAAGTTTAAGAGGATCATTAACATTTTTCACTACACCAATAAACCAGCGTGTAGTATCACCATAAAATTTTGGTATATTAGGAATCATTAGATAAAGCTCCGAATATCAATATCATTTGAAAATGAAGATATTTTAGCGCATAACAAAGATGATGTTACTTTATTTGCCTGACTAACTTCAAACACATGCTTGGCTGCATAAATTATATAATCTCCAGATTTTTTAGTATCTATTCCAGGAGGCTCATTACTTTTTGATTCATCAGTATCAAGAAAAACAACTCTTGCTTTATTTCCGATTGAGTAATG